CGTTGGGATAAGCGCTTTGCGCCTTCCGATGATCAATTGGAAATACTTCACGAGGAAGCAATGCTGAATTTTATTGATATCAATAATAGTGTGACGAATCCGCAAGGATCTCTGAACATGAATGTTGCTATTGGTGAAGCACGCTCCTTTATTTATGATGTATTATCGGGATATACACGATCTGTTGGTAACACCGACAAGCAGTGTGTACTCGATTTCAAAACCTTCTTTGCTCTTTGGCGATTTGGCCCTGGCTCCTCTAAAGGAGTTGTGGGTACACATTTCGCTGATAAAGTTCGTAGGTTAATGACGTGCACAGAACGGTGCATCCCTTACGTTAAAAGTTTAAGACTTCTTACTCCTCTAATCCGTGCTTATGACTTAAAGTATAAGCCACGTAATGACGGGGTTCAAGTTTGTAAGGGTTCTAGTTTGGGCTCTGTCGGAAAGAATAGAGAGAAGAATAGGACGATAGCCACGGAACCTTCGGGTAACATGGCATTGCAATTGGCGTTAGGTTCGTATATAACCCTTGCGTTAAAACGTATTGGGTTGGATATTGAAACTCAAGAAAGTAAGAATAAAAACCTTGCTTTCATTGCCTCTTTGCTTGGACTTCTGGCTACTATTGACTTATCGTCAGCTAGTGACCTGAATTCTATAGCACTTATTCGACTCTTATGGCCTCCAGAGTTTTACCATTTGTTCCTCACTTTCCGCTCTGACGTCTGTCAGGTGAAGGTAGGAGGTAGGACTAAGGATGTACAGCTACAAATGATGTCTACGATGGGAAATGGTTTTACATTCCCAATGATGACCTTGACGTTGCTAGCCCTTGTTTATGGGGTTATGCGGCAACATGGTGATCTTAAAGATCGCAGATGTGACTGGACACGAATGGGTGTTTACGGTGACGATATTATATGTCCTGTTGAATACTACACTTCTGTCTGTACGCTGCTGCATGACTGTGGTTTAAAGGTTAATACCGATAAATCCTATTGTGCAGGCCGCTTTCGTGAATCATGTGGCGGTGACTACTATGGGGGAATTGATGTTACCCCATTTTATATAGAGTCACTTACTAATGATTCAGAGGTTTAT